CCACAACGTCAAATGTTCGAACAACAACTACAACTTGAAAAAGAGCAGTTAATGCAAAAAGAACAAGGTGATATGCGAAACGCAGAAATCACCATGAATAAAACACAATTAGACGCACAAATTAAACGCGAGAAAATAGAAGCTGATTTAAGAGTACAAGATACTAAAGCTGCTATAGATTTACAAGAACTTGAGCTGAAAGCAAAAGCTGATGCTGATAAGAACTACACCGAACTAGTAAAAACAGTTAGGGAGAGTAGAAAACAAAACGGAGAATAATATGAATAGAAATAAAGATTACCCGTCTCCTTCTAAAAAAGTAAATAGACCTGCACCTAGTGAACCAGTTATGGTTGATAACACTAAAATGCAATCTGTTACTGCTGGTGAAGTAAATACAGACGCAAAAGGTAACGTTGTCGGTAAAGAATCTAAAGTAAAAGCTTCTTACGGACAAACAAAAGGACTTCTTTGGTATAACTACATTAAATAAATGGATTATATCTTAGCTACGGAGCATTTGCTCCGTAAATATCGTGAGAGAAAAGAAGCTCTTACGCAAACATTGGCTTCTGGAAGTGTTGAGGATTTTGAGCAATACCAAAGGATAGTCGGTGAAATAGCAGGTTTGAGTTTCTGTGAACAGGAAATTCAAACTTTACATTCTAATATGGAGGATGCAAATGACTAATAAAGTCGAAAAGAAAGAAGTTCCAGATCGAGTTCTAAGAGAGTTTGGCAGTGATGGTATTTCTACTCTTGCAGTAGAAGAAGAAACCATTACTCCCGATAACTTAGAAGAACACGCAAGTTCGTTACCACGTCCTACGGGGTATCGAATTTTAATATTACCTTTTACCCAATCTTCGGTAACTAAAGGTGGAATTCATTTAGCAAAACAAACAGTTGATAAGGAAAGGTTAGCAACTGTTGTTGGTTATGTAGTAGCTACAGGACCTGATGCTTATAGTGACCCACATAAGTTTCCTGAAGGAGCTTGGTGCAAAAAAGGTGATTGGGTTATTTTCGGTAGATATGCTGGAGCTCGTTTTCAGATAGAAGGTGGCGATATGCGTCTTCTTAATGATGACGAAATTTTAGCTTGTATCGATGACCCAGAAGCAATTTTATCATAAAAAACTTGAGGAGGACTCATGCAAAATAACGAAGCTGAAAAAATAGAATTAGAATTACCCGAAGGGGAAGTCGATATACACGCGGCAGATGTAGATGATTCAATTAAAGACGAAGTAGTTGAAGAAACACAGCCTAACGTAAAAGCTGAATTAGATGAAGTATCTGATGCAGTACAAAAACGAATAGATAAGTTAACGTATAAGATGAGAGAAGCAGAAAGACAGCGAGACGAAGCTGTTAATTATGCTCAAAGCGTTAATACTACTGCTACTACTTTAAAAGAAAAGTTAAAGAATTCTGATTCTTCGCTTTTCAAAGAGTACGATAACAGGGTACAATCTGAAATTGAAGGAGCAAAGAGACTTTTAAAAGACGCACAAGAAGCAGGAGATAGTGATGCAGTTGTTGAAGCAACCACCGTTCTTTCCCGTGCTTCTGCTGAAGCAGAAAACCTTAGAAGGTTATCAGCTCAGCAACAAGTCAGACAAAAGTCTGAACCTCAGGAAGTTCCTGTGGAGCCCTATCAACCGACTTTACAGCCACAACAAGCTGCAGGACCAGATCCTAAAGCTGAAAAATGGGCTGAAAAGAATACATGGTTTGGAGATGACCAAGCAATGACATTTGCAGCATTTGGAATACATAAAGAATTAGTAGAAGAAGGGGTAGACCCGACTTCAGATAATTACTATGTCCAAGTTGACAATCGAATGGCTGAAAATTTTCCACACAAGTTTTCTAACGAGCAATCTGCCCCCGTGCAACAGGTCGCTGCTTCTAGCCGAGGGGCTAGTGGTAAAAAAACATCACGCAAAATAAGGTTATCACCAAGTCAAGTAGCAATAGCTAAAAGACTGAATGTGCCGCTAGAAGAATATGCTAAGCATATCGAAGGAGTATAAAATGACAGAAGATAATAAAACAGACGTCACCACTGATCGTAACTCACGGTCTGCAGAGACACGAGACTCTCAAACTCGCAGAAAGCCTTGGGCTCCCCCGTCTATGTTAGACGCACCCACACCTCCTCCTGGATATCAATTTAGGTGGATTCGTGAAGCTACTAGAGGAATCGATGATAAATCTAATATGTCTAAACGTATTAGAGAAGGATATGAACCTGTGAGAGCAGAAGATTATCCTGATTTCGAAGCCCCCACTATTGATAGTGGAAGTAACACTGGAGTAATCGGAGTCGGAGGATTAATTCTCGCTAAAGTACCAGTTGAAACCGCAGGTGAAAGAAATGCTTATTTTAAAGATCAAGCAGATTCTGCCATGAAAGGTGTTGACCAGAACTATATGCGAGAAAGCGACGCTAGAATGCCTATTAAAGATGGAGACATCCAACGGACTTCTAAAGTCGCCTTCGGTAGTAAAACTACCGATGCTAAGTAATTAATAATAACAATGTATATAGACAAAGGAGAAAATAATGGCTAATACAAATAAACCAGATGGTTTTACTCCCGCATACCATATGTACGGTGGTGTTATTCGTCCTGCTAAAATGAGAATCGCAAGTGAAGCATCAGCATCAATCTTTTCAGGTGATGTTGTAACTTTATCTAGTGGTTATGTCATTCAAGGCACGGCGACGACAACTCCTATAGGCGTATTTTACGGAGTATACTTCACAGCTACTGATGGCACCCCAACTTTTTCAAAAGTTTGGACTGGCAGCACGGCTACCCTTGGCGGAGACGACGCAGAAGCTCTCGTTTACAACGATCCCGCGATCGTTTACGAAGCTCAATTTACAGCTGGAACACCAGCAGTAAGTTTTATCGGCTCTAAATATACTCTTTCTACGACTGCTGGCAGCACTGTCAATGGTAGATCAAAGGAAGGGGCAACCGCAACAACATCAAGTGGTGTAGCGTTATGTGTAGGATTCGCCTCGCAACCAAGCAATGAAATAGGTGCTTATGCGAGAGGACTCTTTACATTCCCGACTAACACATTTGCTGTCTAATTAAGGAGATAAATAATGGCGATTAACAGAGCACAGCTAGTCAAAGAACTAGTACCTGGACTCCATGCTCTCTTTGGATTAGAGTATGAGAGATATAATAACGAGCACGAAGACATCTTCGATACTGAAAACTCCGAAAGGGCTTTTGAGGAAGAAGTAATGTTAAGTGGGTTTGGTGAAGCACCGACTAAAGGAGAAGGAGCCGCAGTCATTTATGACACAGCTCAAGAATCTTTTACTTCGCGTTATACACACGAGACTGTAGCATTAGCATTTGCATTGACAGAAGAAGCAATCGAAGATAACCTCTACGATACGCTTTCTTCAAGATATACAAGAGCTTTAGCAAGGTCTATGCAACAAACTAAACAAGTGAAAGCAGCAAACGTATTAAACAATGCGTTCAGTTCTTCATTTGTTGGTGGTGATGGAAAAGAGCTTTGTGCTACAGACCATCCGACTGTTGCAAACGTTGATTTAAGTAATGAGCTGTCTACAGCTGCTGATCTTAATGAAACTTCTTTAGAGCAATCATTGATTGATATCGCTGGGTTTAGAGATGAAAGAAACCTTAAAGTGAATGCACAAGCAAGGAAATTAATAATTCCACCTGCTTTGCAATTCGTAGCGGATAGATTGATGGAAACTCCAGGAAGAGTTGGTACTTCAGATAATGATATTAATGCAATTAGAAATATGGGAATGGTCTCAGAAGGCTACGTTGTAAATCATTATCTAACAGATACTGACGCGTTCTTTATCAAAACTGATGTTCCTAACGGATTGAAACACTTCGTTAGAACTCCTGTATCTACTAGTATGGAAGGCGACTTCGAAACTGGTAACGTAAGATACAAAGCGAGAGAACGTTATAGTTTTGGTTTTAGTGATTGGAGAGGTATCTTCGGTTCACCAGGAGCCTAATTCATTTAATTGAATAATTAAAGGGGTCTTCGGACCCCTTTTCTTTTTGT